GAGATTGTCCGGGTTTCCTCCTATCATTTTGACTGCATTAACGTAGGACTTAGCAAGTTTGTCTACAGAGTCAAATGTTTGGAGACTAGGTTCATCCCTTAAGCCTTCAGGCATAGTGGATGGGTTAAATTGAATACCAGTTTCAGCTTGCCCTGAATCTTCTACAGGAGCTATTTCTTCTTCCATGTTTAGTTATTTTAAAGGTTATGCTCGTCTTTCTACACGAGCCTGTTCCTGCATGTCAATTCTTTTTCTAACAGCCTCCAAATCTGCACCAACGAGATTAATAATCTCCATTACTACAGTTCTTTGACCTTCTTGCCACGCAGATGTATAGGGGTCTCCAGCATGTGAAGTCCGAAAGACATAATGTGCATTTGCAAGCATTGCAATAACATCCTGTCCTTCTTCACCACTAAAAACCTCTTTAAAACTCTTACGCTTCCCTTTTTCCTGTAACCATCGTGAAATCATCTATCTGTGTACATATTTGAAGGTAGAGCTTTGCCAGTTAAAATAGATTTACTTACTTGTTTGACTCTTGTAAATAATTTAGGACTAGCGGCATGTTCTTTATTATAAACAACATTATATTTAGTCAATAATTCTTTTTGACCTAATTTCCTTCCTCTGTGGTGTCCTGTTCCATCAAAATCTCGCCCAATAGCTTCTAATCCTGAAGGATGATGTGGAGAATATAATCTTCTAGGCAACCCGAAAGGCATAGCAGGTCCAGCAATCAAATATTTAAGTTTTCTTTTCCAACTAGGTTTTCGTGTAGATTTTTCCATTATGCGGCTTGTGACCTAAGTGATTCAGCTTTTGCCATTGATTCATTCAAATCACCAGCGGCTTGTGCTTGTTGCATTTGTTCTTGTTCCTGTTGTTGTCTTTGTTGTTCTGCAACCATTTGATCAACTTCTTCTTTTGATCTAAGGTTAGAAATAGGTATTTGCAGGACTTCTGCCGTATTTGCTAATATCTGCTGAGTATTAAAATACAATGGTATGGTCTGATCAATCTGTGCAAGTGGCATAATCATCTCAAACAGTTGATTCATTGAGTTTAGTTCACCTGAACGCATTGATATGGATACAGGATTCATATATTCAATTTTAAACTCACCTTCCATCTCATCAGGCATTTCTGGTAACTGGAAAGACCTCATTAATACATTAACTGTTCTTTTTATTAGTGGATCAAGAAATTCTGCTTCCTGTCTAGCAAGAATAGGCCCAAGAATAGGCATTTTCTGTCTCATTCTTACAGATACTTCTGTTGCACTAAACCGCATTACATCACCATCAGGTGCTACAGGGCCGGGAAGTTCTAACAAGTCTAAGAAATAACCTTCTCTGATTGCGGCAGTACACTTAGAGTTAAGCCTTTCTGCATACTCTGGTCTTGCATTAGTTGGCACTTCAAAGATCATATCCTTGCCCCCTAGCCCGATTGAATAGTAATTTATAGCATCCGGGGTGGTATCTAAGGGGTCTAAGAGTCCAGAATCAGGTACAAATAGAGGAGGGGATACCGATTTCTGAACTGCTTTTAAATAAGTCCTATCGACTTCAGTAATAAGTCTAATGTCTGGCATTATTTCCCAAGTTGGCCCTCTTCCGTATATTTCTCTATCTGATCGTTCCCATCTTGCACAGATATAGGGCATTTCTTCATATCCACCAAATTGTAATATTTGTTTTTTATCTTTCAGGTAATGAACAGAAGCAAATGGCTTTTTAAAGCCTTCTGGTAAAAAGTTTTGTACTGTCCATGAAGGAAAGACTGCATGAACTACATCAAATTCATCCAGCATTTTTACTCCGAACCCTTTTTCTACAATATGTTCAGGTAAGGTTTGTGGATCAAATCTTGATACTAAATCTTTAGCCGTTTGCTTATAGTTGCGATATATTGTGTCAATCTCCATTTCACTTCCGCTACCCAATACGCAATCCGAAAGAGGGAAATTGCGGAAACGAGGGCCAAATCCCGGCAAATCCTCAACAAAAATAATCCCAGTTCCGAAAGACCCTGCTTCCAAGTAATATTGATAAACGGCACTTTGAAAATTTGATGATGGTCGTGATACATGATGTTTTACTATTTTAGATGCTTCTTCTAACCATAAGGCAACATTACGGTTGTTATCTAATTGACCAAGACCTGTAGTCAACTTAAACCATTCCGCACCCATTGGGGTGAATACATTATGGATATTTGAGGCAAAGCGTTTTAATAAACGCATAGCTGTTCCTTCAAATGCCATCCCCATTCTGTTATCACCTCTAGAATGAGTTGTTGTAAAATCAGCCCGATGTGGCAAGACATACTCTGCCATTTCCTGCCATTCTCGCTCCCATACTCTGCGATTATTTTTTAACTTCTCATGATGCATGTCTATAACAGCACCAAACTCTAAGTTTTGATCTTCCATTTATTTATTAGTTGTCAGGATACTACTTCTACGTTTACCAGTTTTATTCATTTGTTTACGGGATTCTTCGCCTACTCTTTTTTTGCCATATCCTCCTGCTCCTCCTGTTCCTCCATCTTCTCCTTTTGGTGACAAACCATATTTTTTATAAATTTCGTCATTACTATCTTCAAGAGCTTGACCTGATAAAACAACTGTATTGCCAAATACGTCGGTACTTGGTCGACCTTCATTATGTTGCCTATTATGTGCCATATTATTCTCTACCTGTTAAAAGACTACTTGTACGAGAACCAGTTTTATTCATTTGTTTACGAGACTGCTCTCCTACTCTTTTCTTTCCATAGCCACCTTCTCCAGAACCTGAATCTGAATCTCCACTTAATAAACTAAGAGAATGGGCAGAATCAGGATCAGAATGCAATATTGCAGTTCCATCTGGTCGAAATCCTCCAGTTGGCCCTTTATCTATATCAAGCCATTCTTCCATTGCTCCTGCATGTGGATCAATGTAACCCTCTTCACCCATCTGAGTCCCATCATCCATATTTTGACCTTGAGGTGGTCGCATCCAATGGGTAAGCCCCGGCTCAACTGTTTCCGCTGGGGGATCATTTAATGGTTTTGGGGCTTGTGGTAGAATATTTGGTCTTGTTGCAGTAACTTCATTTAATACTTTTTTAAAATTAAATTTTGGTAACATATTATCCCCTTATACAGTAGTCAATATTGATGCACCTTTTTTATTAATATTATGGAATTTTCTTCCCATTGATGCTTTTGCTAAATTCTGAAGTGGACCTAACTTTGCATTAGGGTCAACATCACCAGCTTTCATTAAAGGTGATGGTACTCCTTCTTCTTCAATAGCTTCTTCGGCTTCATTCCCAACAAGTTTAGTCAAAGCATCTGCGGCATTACCAACAGGATCAAATCTTTTTCTAGTAAATGGGGTCATACCTATAGCTTTATCTGCTTGTTCTGTTAACCAACTCATATTTACCTTTTATATTATATTGTTATTAGTTAATGTCTTTGAAATTACAACTGCCGTTAGTTATATGCAAGACATTTATTAGTTTATACATAAGCTCCTTCCTGATGTTCATAATGATTATATTCACTAATTGCTTTTCTAGGTCTTTTCTTTGGACGATCCAGAGATGCAAATTGTAGTGATTGCGAAGCATATCTTGTTGCACTCATAAGATCATCATGTAACTTTACAATCTTACCATCTTTCCTGTGATACATCCTCAGTTCTTCAAACCATGATCCTAAGTAATTAAAGACTTTGAACCTACCAGTTTGCATTCTTTGTAACATATCCATGATACCCGGTTCCACAGAAATACCACCATTAGGATTTTCAAAGTGTTTATGTGCCATATTAACACCTTGTTTTCGGTATAGCTCTGCTAATGGTTTACCTGAACCTTTATCATGTTGTGATCCATCATGGGGCCAGATTACAGGAACCCAAGCACCTCTTTCTTTAATTGCGGCAGAATGAACGACAGGTGTTTCAGCAGATTTTCTATAACAATCGTATACATAAATAGTATCTGTATCCCTATCCCATGCAATCCAGACTGCGGCAGTAGGGTGATCCCACCCAAAATCTATTCCACATAAGCGAGGCCAGTATTCAGGTATCGCAAACGGTTCTATTTTTAGATCATTCTCATCTAATGGAAATACAAGTCCAGAACCTAAAACTGGTATTCCTTTTGAACGCATTGCTCTTTCATGCGGAGGAAGTGCGGCTAATATCTCTTTTTTAACATCTTCATCTAAGTGTATCGCATCATCCCATGTTGCATGATATAGAGCCTGTGACTGTCCTAACTTAGTCATAAACTGAGTTACAACTTCAGTCATTCCACTTTCAGGAGTAAATGTCATAAAGACAATACCGCC